CCTCATAACGGCCATCAAGAGAAGCATAAGCTAGGGTGTAGCTGTTGCTATTACCGGCAGTACAAGTAGCGTCCATCGTAGCAAGGAACTCGCGGTTCATCTCACGACTAATTTCATCAGAGCAAAGCTGAACAAGAAGCTCTTTAGCATTGATGTTTTTATCGTTACGAAGATCCTCTTCAAGCTCACGGCTCCAGCGGGTTTTGAGAGTACGCTTTTTAGCAATCATGATGTCTTGCTCAATGGTAAAGCCCATCTCATTATGATTAGTCATGGTCTCATTAGCACTGTTAGTAGCATTAGCACCATAAGAAGTCATTGAGGTGGTGTAAGGACCGGAATAACCATTGAGAATAAACTGGAAAGCCGCCTCATTAGCAATAACTGAACTGATAGTACCAGAGACAGTACCAATAGTAGCCTGAGCAGCAGCGGTAGCAGCAGTAGCAGTAGCTTCAACTAGGGCGTAATAAGTCGTACCCTGAGTTTCGGTGTACTTAACAGTACCAACGAGCCCACCAGCCTGAGTAATGGTAGCACCAGCAACAAGACCACCAGTCGTACTAAGAACAAATAGACTAGACTTAGTAGCACCATATTTAAGGTTATCGGCATCCTTACCAGTGTAGAGCGAACGGAGGTAGTAGATAACTCCATTACTAGTACGCATCGGCTGAGTACCAAACATCTCAGGACCGATCATTTGAGGAGTGATACGACGAAGGATAGGAATGAGGGTAGGGTTAGCTACGGCAACATCACCAGCGACAGTGTTTTCCTTGAGGACGGTTTGCTCAAGAGATTCAAGCATCGTAGCCATAAACGCACGTTGCTTATCGTCACGAAGCTTAGGAGCGCCAGTACCGTACACCTCAGCATACTTACCTTTTTGCTCTAGAACTTCGTCCCATTTTTCAACGAGAACTTCTTTAGATTCAAGTACAATTTTACGATCTTCAGCCATTTTACTTCTCCTTTAATAATTGATTAATCTTTAGAATAATATTTACTAACAGCGGATTCAGTGACGATTTCTTTTTTCTCACCAAGATCTTCTTTTTCTTCTTCCTTCTCAGTGACAACTTTTTCCTTTAGACCTTCGATACAGATTTTAACCTTGCGCTCAAAATCTTTGGTATCCTTGAAAGCCATTCCCTCAGTAAGAGCTAGAACTTTGTCTACCTTGGATTTACTAAGACCTTCAGTAAGCTTGGTAAACTTAAGAGCTTTTTCTTGCTCAGTAATCTCACCCTTAAGTTCAATGTTCTCCTTAATAATACGATTACATTTTTCCTCAAGAGTCTCAATCTTTTCTTCTAGAGCTTGTTCTTTTTTGGTGTGGTCAACGTCAACAGTGAAGTGATTTGACTCAAGAACATTAGCTAATGATTCAACAAGCTCCTTAGCTGCCTTAACGGTGTACTCGTTTTCAATAGCAATTTTGTTTTCCACAAAGAATTCTTTCACAGCATAGTCAAGATAACCATCAATAGATTCGGTTAGCTCTACCTTATACTCATCAGCTTCCTTGCGTAGAGACTCTTCAAGTTCAGTTTTTTTAGCTTCATACTCTCCCTTGAATTTCTCTTCCATCAGTTCTTTCTCTTCAAGAACCTTTTCACTAATCAGAACATCAATCTGAGCTTTAAACTCATCCTGAAGTTCTTCAGTGAAAATTTCTTCACCGAGTTTTTCTTGTAGCACCTTTAAAAATTCCATACTTTTTCTCCTTGTATTATTATTTATCTCTTGACTTAAATTTATTTTAATTAACCCTTTTTATTTATTTATCTTTTAAGTTAATTAATCTGTTCAACACTCTTAACCTTCGCCATTTTATCTCCACCCTTACCATCACCAAGATTAAATTTCTGTCCAACCTTCCAGTAATTCTTAGCGTCTTCTAAGGTGCCATTGAAATCGGTACTAACGGTGTTGGCGTCATCGTAAGTAATTTTAAAACTATTTCTAGTTGAGGATTCCTTGAGGATATCTTTCCAAGTCTTCATAAATTAACCAACCCTCTCATTCCATTTAGCCTTGAAAGTGTCAATGAGTTGTTTATAAGGTTTATCTTCCTTAACCCCAAAGGTGATGAACGCCTTAACTTCTTTAAAGGGTGCATCAGGATGTTCCTTAACATAAGCTGATTCTAGGCGTTGAGCTTTCTTACGTTGATTATCATCATCAAAGTAAAGTGATTGACCACCAATCTTACCTGAAGCTTCAGTGAGCATTTTAGCACCACACTCAGGGCAACGACCATCTTCATCAGCTTTCATCTTAGCGCCACATTTAGTGCAACCCTTAGCGCATTTCTTTTCGTCATAAATACCTTGATCATCATCAGCTTCAAATTCTACTGAGTCATCGTCTTCATCAATGTCATAAGAAAATTTACCAATCTTATTTCCATCAGAATCCATTACAGCGCCATGAGTAGAACCATTTGAAATCTTCTTAGCAACATTTCTAAGGATAGTAGAAACTTCACCTTCAGGATCATCAACCATAGAAGCATTACTAGAACTAAAACTTAAGTCAAAACTAACACTATTAACAGCCTCAGTAACCACCTTACCCTTAGATTTATTCTTAGACTCATTGGCAACTTCACCGGCTAGACTAAACTCAAAGGTATTAGGGAAACGACCATTTTTAAGTGCAACAGTTTTAGTCTGACCACCATTAACGAGAGTAGCAGAGGTTTCACTACAATCCTTAATTTTGTAAACAACATCCTTACTGATAACAAACTTATTCTTCTTTGCTTCGATACCGAAATCGTTACTCTCTTCGATAACACTTTCTAATAGGAAATCCTTGAAATTCTTTTTCATTGTTTAATCCTTTTCTTATATGGTTATATTTATTTATCTATTATGATGAAAGTTTATTTATGTAATCTTTAAAGATGCTTCTTAATACTTTCTGAACATCCTTAGATTTTGCTTCAGAGATTAATTTTTTATATGTATCTATTGACTCTGAGAGGTCTTTCTGGACATACATTCCGCAATCCCAAGTCCATTGTGAATTTTCCATAATATGATCCTGAAAAGCTAAAGGGGCCGATGGCTCATATACGGCGTCTGAGATTGCCACCAGTGTGTATTGTGACACCACCTTCTGACCATTTTTACCCTCAACAATATTTCCTAAGCCCCTTGATGAAAAACCAACCCTTACACCACCTTCAATTAAGGACTTTAATATTTTTCCTTTAGGTGTATCAAGCACCAGAGCTTTACTATAAAAGGAATCCCCCTTCTTCTCAATACTCACAAATCTATGGCTAACATTTTCTAAATTTATACTCGCTTGACCTGTTAAGGGGTGGTCTAATTCGCCCAAACTCCTGTTTTTATTAAGGTATTTATCTACATGTTCATTTATCGCTTTTTCTAAAACTTCTGTGGGATACCAGCGCAAATTTTGATTTACTATATTTCCTTGGAGAGCTATACCAGTGAGATATAATTTTTTCTCATTTGTTGATTCTTCTAAAATTTCTTCTACAGCAGTATCATTATAACTTTCTCTTAATAATTCCATGAGAGATATCCTTTATTGTTATTTATCTGATTTGCTTTATCTTAATTAAATTTTCAAACTCGTCTTCAGTAAAGAAAGATGTAGGACACGATGCATGTTTTTGCTATTACAGTGTTTACACAAAACACACAAGTTGTATTCTGCGTCATGCCCTTTTCTATCTATTGGTATAATGTGATCTATTTGTAAGTTTTCTTTTGCTCCGCATTTAAAACACGTATTATCAAATTGAGAAAATATTTCTAATCTATCATACTTAGCATGGTATAAATTTTTCTTTTTTGCTTTTCTTTTTTGTTTATGTTCTGCGTATTTATTTTTACCATGTAATGACTGTCTATAAATTTTTTTCCTAGCAGAAACCAATTCTTTATTAGCTTCACAATATTTTCTATCGCGTTCTCTTCTTTTTTCTAATAACGTCTCTGACAAATTTGTTTCATATTCCCTTGAACAACTTTTACATATCCCGCTTAATCCAGACACAAAAGAATTTGATTTATAAAACTCTTCTTTTGATTTTTCTATTTTACATTTATAACACACTTTGGTTTCTGGAATTACTTTTTCTGTTGTTTTGTTTCTTTGGATATAAATCTTTGCTCTATTTTTGCAGCACTCTTTACAATGAGAAGATCTTTTATCTGGAGAAGCATTTCTTACATCAAACAACTCTAATGATTTTATTTCTCCACATCCGTTACATTTCTTCTCAATTGGTATAATATACTCCTCTTTAATTTTTAAAGGATGTTTTTTAAGATATGAAATTTTCTTTTTTAAATTATAACAGATTTTACAATTAGTTTCCTTGCCATATTTTCCGTGTTTTGAATTTACAAAATCTGTTATAGGCTTAACCATCCTACATTCAGTGCAAGTTAAAGTTTCTGGAATATCAGATATTATTCTATTTGATCTCTTTTTATAATATTCTTTACTGTAATCTCTAAAACAATCATCACAACAATATTTCTCTAAATTAAATTCTTTCTCTTCACCACACTTACTACATTTCTTCCTTGACATAATGCGCTCCTTAATGTAAGATAAATATTAGGCAGGGACAACACTAAATGCTCCTAGTGCCGTAATAGTAACTCCTAATTACTATTACTTACCTGCTACTTTTATTTATCAGTTTTAATTATTTATCTTTTATCTCAGAGTCTAAATGTTTAAATGGTTTTCTAAAATTAAAAATGTTAGAACAGATCATCCAATACTTAGCTAATCCTAATTCAACCACCCAAACAGGGATAGAATAAATTAACTCATAAACTTCTAATCCATCATCTAACCAGTCTTGAGCGTGTTCAGGTTTAGCTTGAACGACTAAACTCCAGTTAGATTCCTTACCCTTAACTGTCACTGTGTAATTCTTTTTCATATTAATCCTTCACAACAGAGATCATTTTAGGGTTATACATAACTAGACCCTCAAAGGAATTATCAACTAAACCATCAACACCATTTCTTACCATGAGTTTATCTAGGTCATCCCTATTTAAATCTTTTCCTAATCCTAATTTAGAATATTTATCCCATCCTTCTTCACTTCTTAAATCTAATATCCTAGCTTTAGGATTAACTCTTAATTTAATTACTACAGTATCATCTTCATCCTCACCAGTAAAATCAGCATAATTAGACTTAGCTAAGGCTTCGTCTGGAGTCGTGTAAAATCCCTTACCAAAATATCCCTTACTAGACTTCTCCATGTCTATGCCACGCTTAAGAATATCCTCATAAGATTTCCTATCAGTGCCATGATAGACTATTCTTCCAGCCCAATCATTCTTAGGGATATCTGATAATGATTCTTCTGTTAACCATTCCTTATATGACTTCATAAAATTCCTAATTTCTGAATTGAGGAGAGATAATCTTTATATTCTTTAGACTGAATTTTCTTCATCTCTATCGCGCTAAATTCATTATTATAGCTATGGTTCTTCTTACGTCTTTGTAAATGTTTGATGTCTGGAACTAAGAGATAATTAATGTGGTTAGGATAAATGTTACCTTCATAAGCATATATTCCTAGTTCCTTGCTCAGTCTCATTGGATCATCTGTAATAGATTTCCTATTCTTTAATTCTGTAAATGACGGATGATTATATAATTCAGTTTTACCTGTCGCATTTTCCATATCAAAATCTTGTCTAAGTTTTGTTTTATCTGGTACATTAAAAGAAATGATAACTGGTAAGGCTGAAAACTTATCTGTATTGTCTTTCAGTTTAGATGAAAGATTACCATGAAGTAATGGTTGTTGTAATTGTGTCGAGAAGAACAACAAATCTTTATTCATTCTAATAGAGACACCAAAATTTTTATCAGCATCTTTTCTCATTCCTATTCTTAGAATATTCTCAATTTTGTCTGTGTTAGTACCATGAAATCCTTCCATTGGTTTCTTCTTCAAAGGTAACATATATTCATTAGGTTCAAATCCATCATCAAATCGTGAAATCTTTTTAGTCTTAAGTGTCCTTAATATTTGTTGAACTGTAAATGAAGTTCTCCAGTCATTCATATACTTATTGAGAACTTCTAATTCTTTATCATTGTTAATCTTAGCTAAAAATACATCATGTAAGTTTTCTGACATCACAATTATGAAGTCTTGTATTGTCTCAGTTTCTAACAAATCTGTTTCGTCAAACTCCTTAAATTTAGTTTTTATGGCATCAATAATTTTTAATTTATATTTTTCTAACTCATCAATAGGAAAGACGAAAATTTTGTCATGAAAAGCTACTACGTAAGAATTCTTTTCTTCCTTACCAATCACAAACATCTCATAAATTAATTGCATCGTGGTTGCTTCTCTATTCAACCATTCTTTATAGCTTTTCATTATTTCTTAGGTTCCTCTGTTGGAGTCCCACCAAAGTCACTCACACTTGCTGTCTCTTTTTCCTTAGAAATTTCCTCATCAGGAACATTACTCTGACCTTCAGGAGCAGCAACTTCCTCCCCACCAAAGGAACTAACATCGGTAGTCTCACCTTCAGGAGTTTCTAATCCCATATCAGTTTCATCGCCAAAGGTAACACCACCAACTTTTTCCTCAAGCTTAATTTGTTTTTGTTGTTCCTTAACTTCTTCCTCGGTCATATTCAGAACATTAGTATAAACATATTTCTGGCTTAAGTATTTTCCACTACCAACATATTCCTTAACTAATCCTAAAAGTTCTAGCTTACTTCTTAATCTTTCTTGAGCACTAGTCTCCTCAAAGTATTGATCCTTAGCAAAGACAAATTTAATGTTATTTTCAATTTCCCAAAAATCATCTAGGTCAACTATTCCCTTAAGAGATAAATGTCTCTTAAGCATGGGAATGAATAAACCCCTAGCAAATTTATCACGAAGATGATTAACAAACTTAGCAAATCTTAACTCTTCTCTATTAATTTCCTTGGCATTATCCCCAAAACTAATATTACTTCCAGCGATATCAAAACGACCAAAAGGAACTATAAGAGCCTTAAGAAGATTTCTCTTATAGTATTCCATGTTAGCAACAAGATCAGTTAAGGCAGTTCCAGCTTGTACCGGCTCAATACTAACCCCTCTACCATCATCACTTTCTGCTGACCAAAAATCTTCAGTAATGGTCATGACATCTTTTTTCTGTAAAATAGATCCTGTTGCTCTATCATAAACAACACGATTTTTAAACTTGTTCATCATCTCCTTAGCATGAGCATCAGCTTTCATAGGAGGAAGTTTACCAGTCTTAACTTTAAAATGTCTTCTCTCAATAGAACGAGTTAAGGAGTAGATAACTGTTCCATCTTCGATTTGTCTTAATTGATTATAAGGTACTATAGCTCCATGTAAGTAACTAATAAAATAGCTCTCAGTTGGATCTTTCTTACCACTAGGAGTAAAGTTAATATGATCATCTGGAATAATAAATCCAGAATATTTGTCTATATAAGAAACTCCGCCACCAAATCTCTTACTCTTATCCACTTTATATAGGTAGTACTGCTTCCCCTCAGCAGTCTTTACTCGTTCTAAGTTATAGGGGGAGAGAACATTGAATCCTATAATTCCATCAGTAGAATCTTTCGTATTATAGATATTTTGAGAATACAATCTTCCATCAACATACCACCTCTGAAAATATTCGTCTCCAGCATGAGTAAAATCCATGACATTTAAGAGATTATTGAATTCCTTAACGATTTGTTCTTTAGTGTCTTCTGCTAATTCTGTGTCCTCTAGGGATATCGTAACAATATCAGTCTCAGTCTTAACAATAGCTTCATTAACTATTTCTCTGACAGCATCAGCAACATCAGCTTGATTCGCCATTTCCCGATAATTACTAATGATAGATTTAATATCATTACCATTATCAGTTCCATAACTACCGTAGGTAATTAAGCCACCTGTCGCGTTACTGAGATTGTCAACTTGCCTGTTTTCTGGCTCTTTCTCAAAGGCAGAAAGATTAACGTTGCCCTGAAGAGGATCAATAGGTTTAGCTAAATCCTCTTGTCGTTCTGTATTAAATAATCTTCTAACAAAATCAAAGTTCGCCATTATTTTAAATTCCCTTTAATAGGATTATTCCTTATGAGATTATTTATCTCATCCTTAGATGAAAACTTTTTAAAACTTCCATCATTCACTATATTCTCAAGAGCATAGGTAGTGAAGTTTTGTTTATCTAAGAAAAACCTTCTTGCCTCATTTTTATACTCAGGAGTGAGGGTTATCTTTAGGATTTCTTTATAGACTTCTTGTTTGACTGGAAAATTTCTGAAGATAATTTCTAAGATGACAGGTTTCATGACACTTAAATAATTCAAATTTATGCCGAAAAGATTTGACTTCCTTATGCTCATGATGTATAGTAATTTTGGGATAGAATCATTTTTACCTGTCTCACTCAAATAAAAAAATTCCACTAGATCTCCTATCTCTAACTTAGGAAATTTCTGTGGTCTTTTAATCTGAGGTAGGGATTCTCTTGTCCCTTGAAAAAGGTAATCAGTTTCTTTCAATTTACTTGATATCTCTCTCTGTGAGAATAATAAAAGACATATGGTTTTCCTCTGCATACCTTTTCGCCGCTCGCCATTTGGAATCATTCTTAGCGAAAACTAAATGTTCATTTAATAATGTCTTAGAATTCTTCTTAGCACTATTTCTTGGTTTATGTGTTTGACTATATGGCTTAACCTCAACTAAAAATTTATTACCCTGAATTGTCTCTACATAAAAATCTAAAAAATATCTATGAGGTTTATTATCTAATAATTCATATTTTCCATCTGGTCTTTGAATCGTAATGTAATAAGGGATTGAAATTTCTTCACTGTTCCAAAATTTAATTTGAGGGTTCGTGTCCAACTGAAGCATATACTTTTTTTCGAGCATTGAGCGTCCAACAACGTTATTTACATCACCTATGTATTTATGTTTGTTGATTACATTATATTTAAATGGTTTAGGATACTTCATATATTATAAATATATCTCTTTTATACTATATTTACTTGCCTGTTCATCATACAAGTCTATTCTAACTAGAGCATGTTGATAACTAAAATTCTTACCATTGATATCATCCACAATATCAATAAATTTTGAACTGTACTTACCCTCAAATTTTCTAAGTAGTCTACCTAAACTTTGAAATATTTTTATTCTTCCTTTTGAACCTTGACTGAATATTAAATGTGAAAGACTTTTAATGTTAATCCCTGTACTAAGAATTTGAGTACTGCCAAATAAAATTACGTCAGTCTCAGTATCGATGACTTGTCTAATTCTTTCGCGTTCATCTTTATTGATACTTCCATGAATCAAGTAAACTTTCTTTCCTGTATATTTATCAGCTAACTCAGCTAAGTATTCTCCATACTCAACATTCTTAAAGAGTACCAATGTATTACCCTTAGTCGCCTTAACGAGTTGTAATAATTTCCTAGTTCTAATTTTACTTCCCTTGAGATAATCCATCTCAAAATTATACTTAGCTAATTGTAAATCTTTTTTAGGAATACCATCAGGAAATTTTTCACCTAATTCTTTCTTAATTCTTTTTAATTCTGAGTTAAATTTCTTCTTCTCTTCTTCAGGATACTTAAAGACTAACATCTTAATATCGTAGTCAGTGAGGATTCCTTTTTCGATAAGTAAATTTGTGTCGATATCCTTATTTGTTTCCCTATCAGAAACGAACAGAATAGGGCCAAATAAGGCTTCAATCTGTTCACGCTTAATCTTATCGCCTGAAAGGGTTCCAGTCATTCCTAGTTTAATTTTAGCGTTCACACAACTAGAAACAATATTAGCTAATTGTACACCTGATTCAGCACCGTGAACTTCATCAACAAGTAAACAATCGAACTGACTCAACCAAGGCTCACCATTAGGTAAAGTTAGTTTACTTTTCATAATTGAGCTTAAACTTTGCCACGTAGAAATGTGAATTTTCTTATTTGAAGTTTTTTCTTGACCAGAATAAATTTTATGTATGAGATCACCATACGATTGTATATTCTTACCATAATCTAAGAAATCAAATTCCATCTGATTAACTAGGTTAATCGTAGGAACAATCATGAGGATTTTTTTAAATCCCTTAGCTATAGCTTTATTAGCAACTAAGAACTGAGCAAAGGATTTACCAGCACCAGTAGGAAGGAGAATAATGTTTTTGTTATTTTTGAAGGTCATTAATGCTGCATCAATTTGATACTCAAGTTGTTCCTGATTCATCTCACTAGTATCAACCTTAAGTCTATCAGTCATAAAGGTTCTTAGAGATTCGTCGGTAACATTAAATTCCTTCTTAACTTCTCCCTCAGTCCTATGATCATATCCATTTTCATCTAAGAGTGAAATTAATTTGTCATAGCAACCAGCGGGAAGTAAATTAGTTCTATAGTCGAATAATTTGATACGGCCATTCCAGTTAGGACGAGACTTTTTCATAAAATGATAATTTGCTGCCATAAAGCTAAACTTATCACTAATAAGTCTTGCTACATCTAACTCACATTCAATCTTCAGGTAAGACTCATTTACTTTTCTTATGATAACCATTGCATACCTTTTTAATTTTATTTATCTTGATTAACTTCCATAATCAATTGCCACTATTCTATTTTCATAATATCCAAACGAATCTAATTTTATGTTCCGTGCCATTATAATCAGATAAAAGAGTGATATTTCTTTCATTTAATTTAAATATTATATCTTCTAATTTTAGTTTTGTTGATTTTTGCACCTATACCCCCTGATAATACTGAAGTAGAGAAATAACATTCTTACAGTCATTGGAAAGGTACTGGACTCTCTTTAAAGTTAAGTCGAGACATTGAACTATGAGCTTATATTGTTCAACCTTCAAATTAAGATCACTGTATTCCTTATCACTAAGAATATGAAACTCAATTTCTTTCTTGTCTAAGGTAAATTCATAACAGTCTTTTTCAATACCTGCGTAATAATGGTACTTAGATTTGTAACACAGATCCAAACTTTGTTTATGTTTAAGTAATTTATTCTTATAGTCAAAGAACAGTCTCAGGTATTTTGAATGATAATTAGGAATCTTGTAAAGTTTATCTTGTAGGTTAGTAGCGTTCAGAGTTAAATCTTCATCAATCATTTGCATTAATTCATCAATGGTCATTTTATTTCACCTCAATTTTAAAGTGTTTCGCTAATTGTATTTGTCTCTTAGCGTTATCAGTATTTATTATGTCTGAGAAATTGGCTCTCAAAACTCCATCACCACTCACTTCAATTTGACTTAACTTTAATCCTCCACGAATATCATTGAACTCCTTTATAAATATTAAAGTTCTTCTGATTCTCACAAAGAATAAATCAGTCTCATTAACACTATAGACCCATCTCCAAAATTTATTCATAATGTTTGGTTCAACCTCATATCTGTGAATTTAAAACTTGTGTTACTGGTCAAAGTTTCCACTGAAGTCAAATCTTGAGTGAAATCAATAGTACCTAATAATGTTGGGAAGAGATTATCAAAACTAAAACTTAGGAGAGGATTGAATTTATTAGTTAATATAATTAATTCGCCAGTTGCATAATAAGGTAACATTGAATCATCTGAGCCAAAGTTAATTTCTCTGAGCCAGTTGAACATATAAATCCACTCTCTTAAATCTTCAGTGAGAATAAAGGTTACATAAAGTTCATCATAAGATAATGTTCCTCCCGGTTGAGGGATAGGGCGCATAGGGGAATTAATCTCAGTGATACCACTAGACATCCCCGGCATTGTTACGCCAGAAATTTGTAACTCGAAAGGGTTATTCCTAAATCTTTCGCCACCTAAAATTAATTTAAATCTATTACCGCCAGCTAAATTGTATGAGGGGTTCATTTGATATTTTCCTTTATTTCTTCTATGGTTGCTTTAGCCCAATCTCTTGCCTTATCTCTACTGTCAAACAAAGTTCCACTGTAACCTTGCCAGATCATACCATTACGAAACAACTTAACATCAAACCATCCACCACCATAATCTTTAACGGAATAAACTGAGTAAGTCCATTTATCTTTAACCTCTTTAAATTTAATTTTTGCCATAATTTTCCTCTTGACTTTAAGTTAAATTGCTGTTACGATTAGTTTACATTATAACACTATTTATCCTGAAAGGAAAGAGAATAATGTTTAAAAAATTGATTGAAGATTATAAACACCAAATTGATTTGATGGAGAGAGCTGATTTTTCTCTACTGGATGGTATGGAAGGATTCGTTATTTTATCTCTTGATGAAGGAATCACTAATGAGGAATTTTATAAAAAATATATTATATCACTTTATGAAAAGAGAAATAAATGATTAATAAACAAGAGTATTTAAAAAGAGGACAACTTAATAGAATGGCTAAATATTTTAAAAATAAAAAAATTTTAATGAGATTTGAATATAACAATTCTTTAGGTTGGCATCAAGTAAGAGAGTACAAAGGGAAATATGATAATTTTTTAATTACAGAACACACTATGGGTAGCTACAAAGATTTTGAAATAAAATTTTATAAAGATGAAAACGTAATATTTGAGGAATCGTTTTCACATTGGTCTGAATTCACTGGACTCGGAAAAATTCAATATAATAATTCCGGCCCTTATTGTTATTTTTCTGTGGTTTTAATTTAAGGATATCTAAACATGAAACAAATATGGAAATGTAATTATTGTTTTGAAACTAACGAAAGCCCTAACATTATAGCAACACATGAATTAAAATGTTCATTTAATCCAGCTAACAAAAAATGCTGGACTTGTAAATCTCATAGTTATTTTGATGGATTTAGTGAGTGTATTCGTAAGGATATTAATCATTCTGAATTTTATGATATCTTTGATGGGGACGAAATCTGTGATAAGTGGGAGCAGAAATGATTAATAAATTCAGAGGTAACTATAGATGGTTGAGTAACATGTTTGAGGTTCCAGTTATTTTACATGGAGTCAAATTTATCTCAGTTGAACATGCTTATCAATCAGCTAAGTCTCTTGATGAAGAATGGAAGAAGACTTGTGTCAGTGATCAATATTCTTCAGGAGAAATTAAAAAATTAAGTAAGACTGTTAAAATTAGACATGATTGGGCCGAGATTAAAAATAAGATTATGTGGCATCTTCTTAAACAAAAATTTGAGAAAGAGCCTTGTAAATCTTGGTTACTTGAAACTGGAAATAAACAGATCATCGAACAAAACCTGTGGCACGATAACCACTTTGGAGATTGTGTTTGTGACAAATGTGTTGATATTGAGGGGAAGAATTACTTAGGTAAGATGATCATGAAGATTAGAGAAAACTTACAATATGAAGGTAAGACTATTATAGCTGGTAGTCGAGATATCACTGATTATTCTTTAGTATTAAAAGCAATTAAGAAAAGTGGATTTAATATTACTGAGGTGGTATCTGGTAAAGCTAAGGGAGTTGATACTTTAGGTGAACAATACGCCAAGGAGCATAACATTAAGATTAAGGAGTTTCCTGCTGACTGGAAAAATCTCAAGAATGCCGCTGGTCCTATTCGTAATAAACAAATGGGAGATTATGCTGACTCATTAATTGCTGTGACTAATGGGAGTAAAGGTACGCAGCATATGATTGATTATGCAACCTCAAGGGGATTAAGAGTATTTGTTTACAAAATTAACAAAGGAGAATAATGATGGGTCTTAAAATTAGTTCATTTGATATGATGGAAGATATTATTAAAGAGTTGAATAGCAATCAAGATAGTAACACCACTCATCTAATATATTTCTTTAGTGGATATAGAGAATACATATTGAATGGAGATGAATATGAAAATCCTTATAGTATGGGTAGTGCTAGATATAATTCATTTAGTAAAGGAGTAGTATTAGCTAAGAAAGATATAAATATATCAAAGGAAAATATATACTACGAAGTTCCATGAGCGAAGCGAAATGGATTGAAACTTTAATAGGTAGACTAATTAGAAATCTTAGTCTACCTATTATTTTGTCTGGTCATTCTAGTCTTTTCTAAATCAGATAATCTTTGTAGTTCCTTTTCTCTTCTTTGATTATAATGATTATTCATTAATCTGCCAATATAATCAGATATTGTTTCATCCTCATAAATTTTACATTTCTCATTTATAGAGAGAACCTTACTAAGTAATATTTCGTTTTTGGGAATATCAGTAATATTATATGTGATACCAAATATCTCTAAGTACTTTAACATATCTGATCTATTTGATTCATATCTTTTGCCAGAACATTTAAATCTGTTCTTAATAGAAATAGGTTTTGGTGAATTAAATTTCTTATAATAAAAATCTTTGTTTCTTTCCTCTTTAAGTAAGTCCACAATAAACATTGAATTCTTTACTTCAGAAATTTCTCTAGATATTCTATTATGTACCTTCCTATGGCAATAAGAACATAACTCAATTAAATCTGTTAATCTTTCTTTACCTATACGATCATAAGTTAAATGATGATAATGAATTTCGTATTTTGAATTACAAACATAACATCTACCATTAGTCTTATTTGATTTCTTAAATTTGTCTCTAGTTAATTTCCAATGTTTAGTTTTCATGTAATCTTCATAAGTGAAAACTATTTCTTGAGTATCTTCACAGATTACTTTACAAAATTTATTCATTATTCACCTTATGGATATAGTTCTAGCCATTAATTATAATGTATTCGCTTCGCTCATAACTCGCTTCGCTCGTTTATAATCTTATTTGATTAAATATTATAATATTTAAGATTTTGCTCCTAAAGGGCAAACCTCTACTATCCTAGATTTTTACATCTAGTTTAGACACTCTAGTTAACACGCATTCATTTTTGGAATACACTAGGGGTCAATTACCAACTAAGTGAATTGACTTTAACTACACTTTCACTCTCTTAGCAGAGGCTATTCTAGGTCTGTAGTAATGTCCCTGACCCGCTACCTGCGAATAGAATCCCACGGTGGTAGCTATTTTATATTCACCCTTTGTACGCCGCCAGATCAACCGCGCATTAAATAGACTCACTCTAACCAAAAGTTAAACTGAATATAAAATTACAATTTGATTCTTTCCCCTCACCTACTTCAAGTTAAATTAGATTTAATTTCGGATTATGCTCAGATTAATTTCGGATTATCGATTTAATAATTTGACATTATACACGGTTTAATTTAAGAAGTCAAGCTTTATTTTTAGGTGATCGTAATTTATTTATCTTTTGACGAATTTTAACCTTGACTTCTTACCTAATTAGTGTTAAAATATAAATTAATAAATCGATAAGGAGTTAATTATGTTAAGTAAAGATGAGTTAGCTATGTTGAATACAAATTATGAAATCGTTCCTGAATCTTATTTAGAGGAATACGAAAAATCTTGGAATGATGATGGGTGGGATAATGAGTAAAAGAAGACGAGGAGAAAGATTAAACGGATATCCTAATGATGTTCTTGCTCCTGATGGTGTATCCGAATATGGATGGAGAATGGTGCGTAAGGGTGGAGTTGTTAAATTTGTAAACAGTGATTGGCAACACGATTCATTGATTCCTTATATTGGTCAATATGTAACTGTTAAAGTTGGTTGTGTTCATTGTGTTGATGTGGATGTGTTTAAAGAATATCCTTGTGGTTGTTATAACCAAAATCATATTTGTAATATCAAAATACCGGAAACGGATTACACTGAACGTCAAGCGGGATCTATAGATGAATATGATTGCCCTGAGTGTGGAAGTTATAATACAATTATGGGATTAGATGGTATGGTTTGTTCGTCATGTGGATTTCAGTTTAATCCAGAAGAGGAGAATTAATTATGGCCTGTGATATGTGTGGTAAGTCTGAACAATATTTACAACAACTAAATCCTCAATATCAAACCGACAAAATTAAGGATATTTGTTCTGAGTGTTCAAAGAAGGTAAATGATCATCTTTGGGATTTGAGAAAGTTAAGTAATAAAATGAATGAATCCTTTCTCAAACAATTCATGGAAAATTGGAAACGAAAATTACGTAAGGATTAAATTATGTTAAATGAAGATGAATTGAAAGCTTTAGAAGATAACGAAATTACAATTGATTCTGAGTCTCCTCTTGAACTTTCAATGGAAGATGGATCTGTTGCGACTGGAATTTTTGCTCATTGGATTATTAAATTTTTAATTTACTGGTAAGGATTAATTATGACTCAGAGAGAAAAAGACCTACAAAACCTTTTTAACATGCGTCATGGTGATGAGTTATATTTAAATTGGTTTGAAGAAGGTGGTGGAACTGTTTGTAAGGTTTATGATGTTTGGGTTCTCTTTGAATCACCTCAGTATGGTGGTGAGGATAGATATGAAAAGACCTTTCTTAAACATCAATTAGATGATTTATTAGATATTGTTTATAGTTGGACTTAATTAAGGGAATTAAATATGATAGACAAATCAGAAGAAATTACAAATGCGTTAAGTTTACTGATGTCACTTATGCCAAAGAAAACTTCTCTGGAATTTGTAGAAGGAAATGTATTCTATAATGATCGTAGATTATCTAATCAAGTTTCTGGTGTAATTGATATTACTAAACATTTAATTAAAGAAAGTAAATAATTTATGGCAAGACCATCAAAGACTAATTATGTAGACAAGGCTGATCTACATAAGGCATTAAGTGAATATAAAGAAACTGGTGAGGCACCTGAACGGCTTCATATTATGTTCTTCACTATGGCTCAACACATCTCAAGGAAATCTAAGTATTATAATTGGTCATTCCGAGAAGATATGATTGTTGCGGCTTATGAACGTTGTATGAAGTATGCAGGTAGTTTTGATTTAAATAGAGATAACCCTTTCGCTTATTTTCAAACCACCATTGAAAATGAATTTCAAAAAGTAAATAATGCTGAGTGGCTTTATCAAAATCGTAAGTGGAAAGAATTATCTGATCTAATTAATGCGACTGAGAATGAATATCATATTACCTTAGTTATTCCAGATGAAATTAGATTAAAAATGTATGCTGCTACTGCTACTATTGCTACCTTAGAATTAGAAAAAGATGAAGTTTATGATGATGAATTTAGTGAAGAGGTAGTTGAGGAAGAATACTCTGAAGATTATGAAGAGGAAGATGAGAATGAATGACAAGAGTAATTAATATTAAGGAAGCGCCAATTTCTTTCCAAAAGAAAGACGGTGATCAAGATGGTTTTGTTTATATTGGAAGACCATTTACATTTGGTAATCCAATATTAAAATATGTTAATTGTATAATTTGTGGTAAAGTTCATACCACAAATGGAAGTACTTTGGTTTGTTATGAAAAATATTTAAGAACTAGGATATTCAGCGACGAAGATTTCAAATTAAAAGTTAAATCTCTATTAGGTAAAACGTTGGTGTGTTATTGTAAACCTAAGAAGTGTCACGGAGATATACTAAAGAAGGTTACTGAAGAATTAAATTTCGAGGATATATTTTAATGAAACCCTTAAATATAAGGAGTTGATAAAGGTGATGAATGATTATGAAAAAGACTTCTATAAGATTATGAGAACGATGAAGAGTTTTACTTATTCTAGTTCTGGTCATCATTATTATGATAGGCTGAATATAATTAGAAATATGATAAAGAGTTATGAGAAACTTTATGGTGGAGAAGATTTTGAATTGTGCTGTAAAGTGTTATGGTATAATTATTGGGCAAAGGCTGGTGTATAATGAATGATTATTTTGATAAGTTAGCGTTTAATTTTATAAGTGGAGCAAATTCAGTCTCAAATGATTATTCAGCTTCAGAACCATTAACATTAGAGAAAATTAAAGAAGTTATGAAACTGATTCCTCCTGAACCTATCAGGGAATATATGATTAAGAAAGGTTATAATCCTGATGATGGTTGGAGTGTTATATTTCCAGAGTCATATAGAACTAGATTAGGATTTTCTTGGTTTATATCTATTCCAGAGTATGTTAACTTTAGTAATATTCAAGGAGATTATATTTGTTTCGTTCAAGATAGATTTACGATGGAGAAGTTGAAATTATGAAACAAATCCTAATAGGCGATTTACACATTGGTATTAACGAATCAGATGAAAACTTTCTTAAGTATCAGAAAGAATCGTTAGAATGGATTATTAGACAAGTTAACGATCCTGAAATAGATAGTGTGTGTCTCTTGGGTGATCTGTTTCATAATCGTAAGGCTATTTCGTTACACGCTATGAAATTAGCTAAATGGTTCTTGGGTATGATCGAACCTAAATTGGGTACAGTATGTTTAGGTAATCATGATTGTTATTTTAAAAATACTAATGAATTAAACTCCCCCTCACATTTCCTTGACAGTGCCGTGATAGCCAATCCGTATCATTACAGTCCAGAAAAGATATTTTACTCATCATGGATTAATGAATCTAACGTTGAACAAATTAGTAAAGCCTTAGAGGAAACTAAGGCTAAATATCTTATCGGTCATTTTGAGTTGGCGGGGTTTAAATTAATGAAGGGGATTAATTCTCTTCATGACACCATTGACCGAGAACTCCTAAATAAATTTGATAAAGTTATCTCTGGTCATTATCATTGTTATAGCGAGAGGGGCAACATTACCTACCTTGGCGCTCCCTATGAAATGAATTGGGGTGACTGTAACGAAAATAAGCATATTGGAGTGTTTAACGATACTAATGGCGAATTAGAATTATTAAAGAATCCTAACTATTATCATGTTGAGGTTGATATTGAGAAGGATGATTTTAATATTGATGATTTGAAATGTAAGAATGTTCGCTTGTTCATAAATTGTGAACAAAGTATTCCTATGAACAAACTGATTCAAAAAATGACAGATGAGATAATTAACCTTGACATCGTAGATAATTTTATGGTAGAATCAATTACCTTAGATTCAACTGTGAATTATAATGGTAGCGTGATTGAGCTTTGGAATGAATATGTTGAGACTGAAGCATTAGATAATAAAGACGATATCGTTAGGATTTTTGAGGAAGAATATAAGAAAGTGATGATGAGATGAATATTGAAAACGAACTCGACGAAACATCTTTATGGAATTCTGCAATCGATGGTATGTCGGTTAGAGGAAAACATAAATTAGCAAATCTGTTACCTCATAAATATTTAATGGAATCTCCTCAAAAAGCAATAATTCTAAACCGAGATGATAGAGAAGCCAAAGGTGAGTGTTTAATTCTATTACCAGATGGAAGATTATTTATAGCTCAGATTACAATCTAAAGGAATCGTGAGATGAATCATAAGATTGCGTTGATTGGTGCGGGAATAGATTTAGTTATGCGAAAAGCTATTGAAGATAAGTTGAAGGAAGCTAATGTTGATTGTATAATTGTTGATGAGTCTGAGATTCATGATAAAAGTCTTCAGAAAGTATTATTGGTTGAAGACGAATATATACTTAGAAGGGATTTAGAAGATATGTTATCGTGTTATGAACCTCCTGAAGATACACTCTCGTATTGCGAAGACAAGAAACCAAGACGCAAAGGACAACGTAACGCTCATGGATGGTACAACTGGAAATGATATGTTAATGGATGAAGAAGATTATAAATTTCATGAGTTATTTCTTAAAGCAGCTAATTTTGCTATTGAGAAACATGGATTAGATTATTATAACAATCACTTGTTTGGGGTATGTCATTTTTTGCTTCATGAGATCATTGATTATGAATTTTCTGAAGATGTCATTTTAGCTTCTTTGCTTCATGATACTCTTGAGGACACTGATACAACCTCATCATATTTAGTTAACGCTTTTGGTGAACGTGTATACAATATTGTCTGGTTAGTTACTGATAAAGGTGGTAATAATAGAGAACAAAGACATAAAAGTACTTATCCTATGATAAGAGAAGACGATAGAGCTATTGTGGTAAAACTTGCTGATAGGATTCAGAACGTTCGTAGAAGTCCTAAAGGTGAGCGTCATTATAAGATGTATAAGAGTGAGTATCAATATTTTCGTGATACCTTACGTTATGATGAATTTTCTTACATGAAAATGTGGGACACCTTAGACGAACTGATGGAGTATGGAAAATGAAATATGTAATTTTTAGAACTACAGATTGGGATTTGAAATGTAAACCCTGTGAGTCTGCTGAACTTTATAAATCCCGTTTAAAAAGTTGGGATGATGAAGAGGATAGAAAATTTATTTATAGTGTTGAGTTAAACACTATTGATGATGTAACTGCTTTGATTAAAGAGGTTGGTAAAATTATTATTCATATGGAATCAGCACACGAACATTATAAATTTGAGGATTTTATTCATGAAGATGATTGGTTGGGTGTAATTGAAATTTACGACGATTATAGGGAATAATTAATGCAAATTTTAGATATAACCATCAAGAATTTTTTGAGCTATGGCAATGCACCCACAACCTTTAATTTCAATAAAGGTCAAGTGTCTGTCATAAGCGGCAGGAATGGGGCGGGTAAGAGCGCCATTATAGAATCCTTATATTTTGTTCTCACTGGCAAACCTTATCGTGATATCAATAAGGGTGATCTAGTCAACGCGACTAACAAAAAAGATTGCCTAGTTGAACTCTCCTTTAAGATTAATGAAATCTCATACTTCCTCAGAAGAGGAATTAAACCTAATTTATTTGAAATCTATAAGGGTGGAAGAGATAAAGAACACAAGATTGATGAAGAATCTCACACCAAAGATTATCAGGAAATTCTAGAGGGTATCACTGGCTTAACCCCTTCCATCATTAAACAAATCTTAATTATCTCTAATCGTTTTTACACTCCATTCCTAGAACTTGAGGCTAAGGATAAGAGACAGTTCATTGAAACTATCTTAGGTATCACCTTACTCTCAGAGATGAATGATAATATCAAGAAGCGGCTCACTCAACTTAAACAAGATGAATTATTCTTAGATAAAGATGTTGAAAGAATCAACAGTAACATTGAGTTGATTGAGGATTTCATTGAGAAAGAGGTTAATACTGGCGAAGAACGTAAATTAGAAATCAAAAATCTCATTATAAGTTTAGAAGACGAAAATATCGAAATGGGAAACATTAACGTTGACTTAGAATGTGAGTTAAAGAAGTATAAAGAGAATCGTAAGGAGTTAAGAAAGTTCCTTGATTACAAAGATAAGGTAGTAACATCCTTAGCTAATATTTCCTCTGAGGTGAATAGGGTAAATAAGGACATAAACTTTTATTCTAAGGGTAATGTCTGTCCTACCTGTAATCAGGAAATCCTAGATTCAGCGCAAAGACTAGACCAAGCTAAGAAGGACTTGGAGATTTTAAATGAAAAGAAAAAAGTCGCTGATGACAGGATGGTTAAGGTCAAGAATGCTGAGAATGGTGATCTGGAGATTCAAGATTTTCTCTCTAAAACTCAGTTGCAGATTTCTAAAAATGAAATATTGGCTAACAATAATTCTCAAAAAATAATTCAACTTAAGGCTGAATTAAACAGGGTTGTTGAAGTTGGTTCTGATAATCAAACGAAATTAGATTCTCTTAATATAGAGAAAGATAATAAACTTGGCGAAAAGATTACCTTGACTAATGAGAAGAAAAATGTTACAATAGTACAGAAATTAATCAGTGATAAAGGAATCAAGCGTTACATCATCAATAAATATGTGCCAGTCCTTAACTCTTACGTCAATAATTATCTTGAGATTCTTGAGGCAAAATATAAGATCATTTTTAATGATGAATTAGAGGAAAAGATAGTTAGTAAAAATGCTGGAACAAGTTATACGTCATTTAGTTCAGGAGAGAAGCAAAGATGTGACTTAGCATTAATGTTTAGTTTTCTTGAGATTAGTAAGCTGAAAAATAATGTTAACTGTAATTTGATTTGTTTTGATGAGACAATGGGAGATATGGACGATGTTTTAGGAGTTGAGAAAATATTCACCCTATTTAAGTCTAAGGATTATAGTATTAATTTTATTACTCATGATGAACGCTTTAAACAATTAGCTGATATCAGTTACCTAGCAACTAAACAAAGATTTACCAAATTGGAGATTATTTAAAATGAATGATGAAAAGGAATCTTTGAAATTTCACCCTTCTGCCTGTTTGTGTCCTCGTTGCGGTGAGCGTGTCTTGAAAAGTAAACCTTTCTTTGGAGTAAAGAAGTGTGTTACCCCTGAGTGTGGTTATATAAAATAATTGGAGACTATATGATTTGTCCTTGGTGTGATAGTAAGAGTAAACATTTTCGTAGGATAAGATTTGGGTGTGTACCTTGTGCTCATTCGTGGCACGACGAAATTAACAAAATTAGTGACACAAAAATTCTAGATCATCTTCTTGATAATCCTAAGAGGGAATCTTTTATCCTTCATAATCTTCGTTGTAAGGGTAAACAAGCTTTTGATCAGATTAAGTATAGACAAACAGGTAGGACTAACCGAGATGTATTAAATATCGTTAATCTTCTTAGTGAAGGTTATAACACTAATACCTTAACTCTTGTTCGTGTAGCTAACCTTAGAGAAGTTCGTTATCATTATGAGATGATTATTAGTATTTGCAGAGTATTAGGAATAACTCAAATTCTTGGTAACACTAGATGTGCTGAAACTGATAATCTTAAGTTTATTGTTGGTGAGGAAAATATTAAAGATAAATTTGCTGGTAGGAAATACCAAGTATATAACACCCACTATTACCTAGAGGAGAAATATTAATGGTTGAAGATCAAGTAGTAATTGAACAGAAGAAAACTTATGATGTGACGATTGATTGTTATGGTCATACGATGCGAGATGGTAAACCTTTTACGTGTAAGACTAGCGAAGTTCCTAAAGGTTGCTCTAAATGTTTAGGCAGACTTCATAAAGGATTCGATGTCACTCATAACATTCCCATTATCTGTAATTGTCTTCGTAAAATTTTAGTCCTCGATGATCCTAGTGAAGTTAAGGAAGAACTTAAACAGGAGATTATATTCTAATGACAGTTAAAGAGTTAATTGCTGAACTTCAATTGATGCCACAAGACTCTATTGTTATCCTTCAAAAGGATGCAGAGGGAAATGGTTATAGCCCATTATCCTGTGTAGATCCTGATGCTGTTTATGAAGCTGATAGCACTTGGAGTGGTGACGTTTATTCTACAAATTGGAGTGCCGAGGACGCTTGTATGGAAAGGGATGAGTGGCAAGAATTTAAATCTTCAACTCCTCCTTGTGTCGTCTTAGCTCCAATTAATTAACACTATATTATCTTTTGTCTTGAGAACAAATAGACTCTTAGGACAAAAGATAAATTTCGTTAGAGGTAATGAATGAATCTCAAGGAAAAGTTAATTAATATTGATAATGGCAGGTTTAAAAAGTTAATTGACGCTTTAAGTATTGAAGAAGAGTGTTATAGGTGTCACTCCTTTAATCCTAAAGCTAAAAATAGTTATAGGTGTGCTGTCACTGGATGTTGTATAGGACATATCTTATCTGAAGATTTGTTAGCTTACCTTTTAAAGAAATTAAAGGAATCAGATGAATAAAAAAGAAGAAGCTGAAGCTAAAATTAAGTGTAAGAATTGTGGTAAAACAAAAGAGTTCCATAGAGAATTCCATTTAAATTGTCCTGAAGGTAAGAAGGATAAAATTTTAGGGTATACTAATTTTAATACTGGAAGTTTCTTTGAACCTAAAGTTAAGGCCAAAATCAAAACGTCCTCAGCCAAGGCAAAGGGTAGAAATCTTCAGAATGATGTTGCTAAAAAAATAGGAGAACTCTTAAACCTACCTATTGGCAAAGACGAGATGATTTGTGGACGCGAGATGGGACAATCTGGAACTGATGTTAGGTTAACTGGAATCGCCAAGGAGAAATTTAAATGGTCTGTCGAAGCAAAAGCAGGAAATTCATTCAGTTTTAAATCAGCAGTGGAACAAGCGAGAAAGAATATCTTACCTAATACTAATTGGCTTTTAGTGACAAGGCGAGATAGAGATAAGGCAATCGTGAGTATTGACTGTGATGTATTTTTTGATTTGTTAAAGAAACTTGAGGAGAAATAATGAGGGTAATTTATCGTGATAACATTTTACAACAATTAGATAAAGTTGTTGAATCTGCTATTAACTCTGGTAAGGTTATAGAGGCATTTTGTCTCGACGATGAAGAGTTTGATGAGTATAAGTATTTCCGTGGTTTTGGATTGTATGAGGAATATAGAGGGATACCAATTAAATTTCTTAAAGAAAATGATTGACTAATAATTACTCTAGTGGTATAATAATGAATAAAAATTTAGAAGGAGTTAAATGTGAAAATTAACGTAGTTAAGAAAAATCCCAAGGCAATCATCCCTCAACATCAAACAGAATTTAGTGCTGGCCTAGATCTTCATGCTTGTCTAGATGAAACTGTTTGTCTTCAGTGTGGCGAACGGAAATTGATTAAAACTGGTATTTCTATTTCTATCCCTCAAGGTTATGAAGGTCAAGTTCGCCCTCGTTCTGGTAATGCTCTCAAGTATGGTATCACTGTCCTAAATTCCCCCGGCACGATCGATGCTGATTATACTGGCGAGGTAGGTGTAATCCTCACTAACACTGACCACATTCCATTTATAATTAATCATGGTGATAGAATTGCTCAGTTAGTAATTGCTAAACATGAGCGAGTAGAATTTAATGAAGTTGAAACATTAGAAGAAACTAATCGTGGTGAAGGTGGTTTCGGAAGTACTAATAAAAATTAACTTAAGGAGAAATGAAGATGAATAAAATTGGTTCTGGTAGTTTGGGTAATGGTAGCCTTGCCAATGATTGTTGTGTTAAAGAAGTTTCACCATTTCATCAACAAATCGTGAATCTAAGAGATATGACCACTTATCTTGAGGAAGCCTTTCATGAACTTTATGAGAAGATTTATGATAGTGGTATGTTACTTCAATACAATGAAGATAAATGTGAGAGTAAGGCAGAGAAAGAGTCTCCTATGTGTAATATGGAATATGAACTTTCCATAGTGACTAACCGTTTATGTAGTATTAAGAATAGGATTTATAATCTTAAGTCTGAGTATCGTGGTTAAACTTTTAGAAATTCGCCTTAATGTAAAGTATGAGTTTACATTAAGGTACTATTTTAATATTAATGGGAGTTAATTAATGGCAAAAAATCCTTTGGAACGTTTGAAAAAATCAATAGGTAATGGCGCAGTTATCATGAGTGATGATAATAATCCTTACACTTATGATGAATTTTTTGACACCGGCATTCCTGTACTAAATTGTATGTTCTCTGATGGGGATATTTATAAGGGTATTTTTCTTGGGAAAAGGGTTGGTATAGCTGGCCCTTCTTCTACAGGTAAAAGTTATTTCACTATCAACCTTATGAAAAAGTTTATTGAAAAGGATGATCATTCTTATGTAATTCTTTTTGAGACTGAAGGTACTAGTGTTGTAGATATCTGTAAAGACATGAAAATTGATTTAGCTAAAATCTT